AACGTAAACTGTTTGACATTCTATATCCAGGTCTACCTTTATGCTTCTTCTTTTTTTCCATACCTCTTCGCATGTGAATTGATCCCTCACCATCAAAGAGGCCGGCAATATAAGCCTTATCTGTATCAGGTATCATATACTTACCACCACCATTATAGATAATAGCATCAACACCACTATAATTTTTTCTCCAAACATATTTTTGTATCTCCCATTTCTATCGTTTTAAAATTAAAATAAGTTAAGACGTGAGCGATGACGCTTGTTTCCATCTTATCCGTATCATCAATGACTATTCTAGTATGGGGCGCCGAACGATTAGCAAACCACACAGCTTCGGTAATAACATCTTTAGTCATGTGAGGACCATCTAAATACACAAAAGAATAAGTCTTTTCATTCCAATCAGGATGGCACATAAACAGTGTATCAGTCATGTTAGCTAAAACAAACTTACCATTGTTTCTATACTCATACATGTCTTTCAACATTGTATCTCTCATTTTATCTGTATAATCTGCTGAAAACTCACCTCTAAAATATTCAGGCCAACCTTTCGTAAAGGTTCGGTCATGATGTTGGTATTTTAATTCACCATATGGATCGACTCCAACATGCATGTAATTATTTTTTACATTATCCATGATAAGTTTAGATCCAAAACCTTGGCGTACACCTATTTCACAACTGTAGCAATTTTGACAGTCAAAGTCTTTAGACCACTTTCTAAGTAAATCATATTCTTTGCCATCACCTTTTATCATAACTTCTCCGGTTCAAATTCTTTTAAAACTTCTAGTTTTTCTTTTGCGTTGGCAATCTTATCAACAAGTTTATTACATTCTTCAACATGTTGTGGATGCTCTCCAATACCAACAGAACCTTCTAGATATATTTTTAACGTAGCATCAGCATGGGCAATGTCAGCCTGGTACTGCGCTTCTAATGCATCAAGTATTGCTCTTTTCATTCAACCTCTTTTCTAATTTAATTATTGTATCTTGTAATAATTTAATTTGTTTACCTGCGCGTCTACACACGGTTTGTAAAAATTTTATTTTTTCTTTGTCACCGGGTTGTATCATTTTCTATTCCTTTTCATTCTTTTCATTTCTGAATGGAGTTCTTGTAAATTCATAATGTTACAAGTCTGAATAAAAATAGTTAATTCCTCACGCATTGCTTTTTGTTCTTCATACGCTCTTGCTTTGTTACTATCTATCACTTCAAAGTGTTCATCTTTTAACTCTGCCATCTTGTTCCTTTCTAAAATAATTGGTTGCTTTCATTCTTATATATTCATGATCAAAGCCGGCAAATGTACATACCGTCTTAAAATCTGTGTTAGGTTCTGTGAAGTATGCACGAGCTGAATTATAATAATTTCTATCAGACATTCCGTAACATCTAAAACCTTTACCTATTGCGTCCTCAAGAGCTACGATCAATACGTTTCTCCATAAAGATTTAATTGGGTCTTTGTGTTCGCCTATTATGTTAATAGCTTTTAGATCGTAATTTGCCATTTAACTTTTTAACTTTCTCTTCAACTAACATTCTTATTACTTGTGCCCTGGACAAAGTGACTCCTGGTGCCAGAACCTTTGCTAACTTATCAATATTACCATAACAGGTATGATCAACAGCTAGACTTTTATATTTACTTATATCAGTCATTAGTATATCCTTTCATTTATATAATAATATATAGGATTATTATATTTATTTACAAGGTTGTCAATGAAATTTTTATTAACTCTATACGTGTGTTCTGTAATGCATAATAACTGTATGCCTGTCTCTCAGGAAATGCACTCTTATCAAATTATTCATGATACATTTGATAGCTGTATAAAAGATGGTTTAGGACAATCCTTTGAGGTATTTTTCAATGGAGATGTAGTAGATATAAATCAAATCAATGAGAGTAAACTTTATCCTAAATTCGTCTGTGAACCTTTTGTTCCTCAAGATGTTCCGGAGTCAAAGGAACAGACCGAATCAACTTAAACCATTGATCCTTAATGTATGGATCTTTAGTCTTTTCGTATTGTCTACTTAGCTCGTCTGCCCTGACGGTGATATTTTTTAAAATCGCGTGATTCATGTTTATTTAAATTTTTCTTGTGACGTCGAGGCCGTTTCTTAGGCTTATCTCTAGGAACGAAATGCGTAAATTTTTGTTTAGCCATTTTGTTTTATATATTCTTTATCTCTTTCAGTAAGTTGTATGTATCTAATACGACCGTTTACATGTTGTTTGGTGTCTGCTCCACAATTTGTACATCTATAAAAGTCTGTTACAATTGCAACTAAAATACTTTCTTCTTCACAATGAGGACAATGCCCTTGTACTGTATCTATGTTATGGAAGTTAAAATTTAATTTTTTCATTTCTTTTTGTACCATGCTGCTAATGTATATCTATTCTTATTCTTTACTTTGGTAACTCCATGTTTATAATACATTCCATCAAAAAACAACATCCTTCTTTTTTTGGGTGTGAAAATAGTGCCCTCTTCAAAGAAAGTTTGTCCTCCAGAATAGTCATCATTTAAGTAACAAATTGAAGAAAGTACCGTTTTATCACTAGCTGTGTCATTATGTAATTCTTGAAAAGAATTAGGAGGCCACTTCACTATCTCTATCCAATCTATTTCTACTTCAGTTTTTGAGAAATAATTATTTATGTTAGCTAAAAGATTTTGGAATTTATCAATGTTAGTAATTTTAATTACAGAAGTGTCTCTAAAATCTTTTTGTAGTTTTTTATTTTTTTTAAAAAAATTAATTAAATTAAAACAAGTCTCATCTGTTAAAAAATTATCTTGTATGTGAGCAATCATTTAAACTAGATCGACTGCTTTTCCTGTAATTGGTTTGTATTTAGTTTTTTTATCTTCTCTGTAGGCTCTCATGTATTGAGCTCTTGGTTGAAATGGTATGTAGCTTGCGTGGATCCATCCCGAGTTGGGTTCCCCAGGAGTGTAGTACTCGAGGATCAATTGATCTGTCTCACAGTTTGCATAAACCCAGTCAGCAACTTCTGCATTATCCACACCTATTACTTCGAAGTCAACGGCCTCAGCTTTGGCATGCTGTGAATTAACAGAGCTACCTATAGCAGCGCAAAGTTCTGGTGAACGATAGCCGCTGGTCACCTTAACTCTACCGAAATGGTCCCGTACTGGCTGTAAAACTTTTTCGCAAAGTGTTT